ATGCTGCATATTTTGCTATCAATTCTCTTGCACAGCGTTACCAAGATGCTGTCGGTTTTGACGGCAAAATGCTTACAGGTAAGGCTTCCTCTAACAGCAAAGCTGGTTTTAAATCTCAAGCTGAGATGATCGAAGCTATGCAAGATCCTCGCTACGACCGTGACCCTGCTTACCGCCAAGAGGTCATGCAGAAACTTGAATCCTCTGACGTTGAATTCTGATGTCAGTAATTATTGAAGACGGCGGTCGTACAAACATCTACGCAACAGAACCACCCATGGAGATTATGGACGTAACTGAAACTCACAATGAAAAGGCTGAGAAGCTTAATGGTCGTCTTGCAATGCTTGGCGTCATGGCGGCTCTTGGTGCTTACGCAATCACTGGTCAAATTATTCCCGGAGTCTGGTAATGCCAATGGTCAACGGTAAGAAGTATCCTTATACCAAAGCAGGTATGAAGGCTGCTGCTACCGCTAAGAAAAAGAAAACCACCAAAAAACCTGCCGGTAAAAAGTACTGATGGCACACAAAGGCAAAGGCTCTTGTGGCTGTAAAGGAGGTAAAGGTGGCTCGTCAAAAAAACGTTAGTTTAAAAATTGGTAAGCACAAATCACGATCAGGTGGCTTGACTAAAGCTGGTCGTGAAAAATATAACCGCGAAACTGGATCAAACCTCAAGGCTCCCCAGCCTGGTGGTGGTCCACGTAAGCGTTCTTTCTGTGCACGCATGAGTGGAGTCAAAGGACCGATGAAAGATTCCAAAGGTCGCCCCACTCGTAAAGCACTAGCCCTTCGTAAATGGAAATGCTAAATGGCTAAACGTGGTCTTTACGCAAACATCCACGCTAAGCGCAAACGTATTGCTGCTGGTAGTGGTGAAAAAATGAGAAAGCCTGGGTCTAAAGGAGCACCCACGGCTGCCAACTTCAAACGCTCCGCAAAAACTGCAAAAAAAAAGTAACTACTTAATCATGAAATCTATTATCGCTGCTGGTCTCCTCCTCGGTATGGCACATGGTGCCGCTATTGCCGGTCCTTACGTGAACATTGAAGCCAACTCTGGCTGGTCTGGTACTAACTATGGTGGTTCTGTTATTGATAACCACGTCGGCATTGAAGGCGACGGCTGGTATCTGCAGGGCGGACCTAGCATCGTCTCGCCTGATGGTGGTGACAGCACTGTGGAACTGTCTGGCAAAGCCGGTGGTTCTGTTGGTCTCTCTGAAGACCTGTCCCTCTACGGTGAGGTGTCGTTCATCACTGGTGAAGATGACAACGGTTATGGCACCAAAGTTGGTGTGAAGTACACCTTCTGATCTATATCATTCAGCCCTCCACTGGATGTGAGCCTTGGGAGGGCTTCATTAAAGTGCTCAAATACATACCTTTGGAAACAAATACCCCGCACTTTTAATGACTGCTGTACTTACTCAACAACAACAGAGGTCTACCTGGGATGAGTTTTGCTCCTGGGTAACCTCCACTAACAATCGACTTTATGTTGGCTGGTTTGGAATCCTCATGATCCCTTGCTTGCTGGCTGCAACCATTTGCTTCGTTACTGCTTTCGTCGCAGCACCCCCTGTAGACATCGATGGAATCCGTGAACCCGTATCAGGCTCCCTCCTCTATGGAAACAACATCATTTCAGGAGCCGTCGTTCCGAGCAGCAATGCCATCGGACTACACTTCTACCCAATTTGGGAAGCTAATACACTTGATGAATGGCTATATAACGGCGGACCATATCAGCTCGTCGTTTTCCACTTCCTCATTGGCGTCTTTTCTTACATGGGACGAGAGTGGGAACTTAGCTATCGACTAGGGATGCGTCCTTGGATCTTTGTTGCTTACTCTGCACCTGTAGCTGCTGCTACTGCCGTGTTTCTTGTCTATCCCTTTGGACAAGGATCCTTCTCTGACGGAATGCCGCTCGGTATCTCCGGTACTTTCAACTATATGTTGGTCTTTCAGGCAGAACATAATATCCTTATGCATCCATTCCATATGTTGGGAGTTGCTGGCGTCTTCGGTGGCGCTCTGTTCTCTGCTATGCATGGCTCTCTGGTTACCTCCTCACTTATCCGTGAGACGACTGAAGAGGTCAGCCAGAACTACGGATATAAGTTTGGTCAAGAGGAAGAGACATACAACATTGTCGCCGCACACGGCTACTTCGGACGACTGATCTTCCAATATGCATCTTTTAACAATTCTCGGTCGCTGCATTTCTTCCTCGCAGCTTGGCCAGTCGTGGGCATCTGGTTTGCCGCCCTCGGCGTCAGCACCATGGCTTTCAACCTCAACGGATTCAACTTCAATCAATCCATTACTGAAAGTCAAGGTCATGTGATTAACACATGGGCTGACATTCTCAACCGTGCCAACCTCGGCTTTGAGGTGATGCACGAGCGGAACGCACATAACTTCCCGCTCGACCTTGCATCCGTGGAGGTAACTCCCGTGGCACTCAAGGCACCAGCAATCGGTTAATTATTCGTACGTTCATCCAATGTTTGATCTCTCCATCGACGATGGTGCTGCCCGTATTATACGGAATGCTCTACAACAATATAGAAAAAACTGGTCTGGTGGTCGTCCACAAGAACAGATTGATATTGAGTTCTTAGAGACACAGTTCAATCGTATGGTGTTAGAGGCAGAGTTGGACGCATGACCGCCTAAGCATGGAACGGGGCTTGGGTTTTATCAGGTACGAACTAATGTCTAACATCGTTATCCGTTACATCGCAAACGCTAAGAAGAAAGCTGACAACTACAAGGTTGATGCTCTTCGTTATCGCGGTGTAGTTTATAAGCAACTGGTTAAGTGAGCTTACAGGAGGGTGCAAGTCCCTCCACCAGTCTTGGTTAGAGCCGGTACGCCGATACCTCTAGCCGTCTAGACGGTGGGATAGACCACAACATTTTTATTTTTTCCAAGATCTTGGAGTTGGTTATACGAACACTTACTCCTAACAATGGCACAACAATCTACTGTTAACCCCGCACAACAAACACTGCTGGGTGCAGATAACTTTACTAAAGCTGGCGCTGCTTATACTACTGCTGAGCGCCGCGCTCTCTACTTGAAACTGTTCAGTGGAGAGATGCTGAAAGGATTCCAGCACAATACGATCGCTCGGGATCTGATCATGAAGCGCACCCTGAAGAACGGCAAGTCTTTGCAGTTCATCTACACGGGTCGCACAAAAGCTGAATACCACACTCCGGGTAACAGCATCCTCGGTAACACTGATGGTGCGCCCCCGGTGGCTGAGAAGACCATCACGGTTGACGATCTGCTGATCTCCAGCGCCTTCGTCTACGACCTTGATGAGACCCTTTCTCATTACGACCTGCGTGGCGAAATCAGCCGCAAGATCGGCTACGCCCTCGCAGAAAAGTATGACCGTCTGGCATTCCGTTCCATCACTCGTGGTGCACGTAAGCCTTCCCCGGTCAGCGCTACTGGCTTTGAGGAGCCAGGTGGTACTCAAATCCGCGTTGGTAACACTACCAACGAATCTGACGCTTTCTCCGCTTCCAATCTTGTAGCAGCCTTCTACGAATCCGCTGCTGCTATGGATGAGAAGGGTGTGAGTGGTGACGGACGTGTCGCCGTTCTGAACCCCCGTCAGTACTACGAACTGATCCAAGCCGTTGGTTCCAACGGTCTGGTGAACCGCGATGTTCAGGGCACTGCTCTGCAATCCGGTCAAGGCATCGTTGAGATCGCCGGTATCAAGATCTACAAGTCCATGCACATCCCATTCTTGGGTCGTTATGGCACTAAGTACGGCGGCACCACTGGTGAAAATGATCCCGGTAACACTGGTGATTTCGTCAACCCTGCTCTGGAAGATGCCAACGGCAGTGGACACAACAACGATTACGGTTCTGCTACTGAAGTCGGCGCTAAGTCCTGTGGTTTGATCTTCCAGCGTGAAGCTGCTGGTATGGTCGAAGCCATCGGTCCTCAGGTCCAAACGACCAGCGGCGATGTGTCTGTGATCTACCAAGGTGACGTGCTCCTCGGACGCCTCGCCTGCGGTTGTGACTATGTGAACCCTGCTGCAGCCGTTGAGCTGTACGTGGGTGCTACTAAGCCTTCCGCTTTCTGATATTTGTTATCTACACGGGGACTCTTCGGAGTCCCTTTTTTTTATCTATACGTAAGAATGACATTTCCTACCACTAACGCTACACAAGAACTACAAGCTATTAACGAAATTCTGGCGTCAGTTGGTCAAGCGCCTGTCACCACCCTCGATCAAACCAACCCGGACGTTGCGATTGCATATACAACACTTCTACAAGTGTCACGAGAGGTGCAGGCAGAGGGATGGACATTTAACAAAGAGTATCACTACAACTTTACTCCTGATACTAACGATGAAATTCTAATCCCAAACAACGTATTGCACCTGGATGCTAGTGAACATTTCTCTAATGTAGATATTGACACTGTTATCCGTAATGGCAAGCTATACGACCGATTTAACCATACCTATAAATTCACCAATGGACCTGTTGAATGTGATGTGACTTGGTTGTTTGACTGGGTTGATATTCCTAAGCCTGTTCAATCATTCATCACTGCACGTGCATCAGCAATTGTCTCTAGTCGAATTGTGGGTGACAGTACACAATTCCAAATCCTCCAACAGAACGAAGCTTATACACGAGCTTTAGCAATGGAGTACGACACAAATCAAGCCGATTTGAGCTTCTTTGGTAAACCTGACGGTACTGCCAAGAGCAGTTATATCAGCTTCCAACCATTTAAAGCTCTGTATCGATAATGGCAGCAGTAACACAACGCATCCCTAATTACTTAGGTGGTGTATCTAGACAACCTGACGACAAAAAACTACCGGGACAAGTTGTTGAATCAATTAACGCTTATCCCGATGTAGCACTGGGATTGACTAAACGTCCTGGTATTCAACACATCACTAACCTCGGAACAGGTACTACTCTTGACAACGGTAAATGGTTCTACATTCATAGGGATAATGATGAGCGGTACATTGGCTGTATCACTCCTGCCTCTGGAGGTAATCCTGGTGATATTTATATTTGGAATGCACTAACTGGTGTTGTCTGTACTGTTAACTACGGCACTGGCGCACAAGCTTACCTTTCGGGTGTAAGAACTGATTATGACGTTCTGACGGTACAGGATACGTCTATTATTACTAATAAGACGGTCACTGTTGCTACTCAACCTGCACCCTCTCATACCGAAAAACTAAAGGCTACAGTCATCCTGGTTGACGTTGCTTACAGCGCACAGTATCAAGTCAAAGTTACTGTTGGCGGAACTACTTATACCGCTACATATACTTCACCACAGAACGCTAGTTCAGCTTCTAACACTACACTTGGTGTTACAGCCGGAGAAATTTTAACCGGTATCCGTGTTCAACTGAGTGCTCAGAACATTCCTAACCTAACAATTACACAGTTAGACACTGTCCTTGAGTTGACTAACACGTCATCCATGGATGTCACAGCCACTGGCGGTGCTGCTACAAATAAACTTTCTGCTTTTGTAGAGACTGTCGATAACGTCAGTGAACTTGCCAACACTGCTGAGCACGGCAGGCTGGTCAAGATTGTCAACACCACTAGCTCACTCGACACTTACTACGCCAAGTTCGTTGCTTACGACGGTGTCTCTGGTAATGGTTACTGGGAAGAGGCATTGGGATTTGGAGTTTCTCCTGGTCTCGATAACTCAACCATGCCTCATGAGTTGATCAATACAGCTATCAACACATTTACATTTAAGAAGGCTACCTATACTGACAGGCTTGTAGGTGATGACCTTACAAACTCACATCCAAGTTTTGTTGGTAACACGATTCAGCAGGCATTCTTGCACTCAAACCGTCTGGGATTCTTGACTGCTGACAATGTGTCAATGAGTCAGTCTGGTGAATTCTTTAATTTCTACCACGTTTCTGCTCAGACGACTATTGACTCTGACCCAGTCGATATCAGTTGCTCGTCTATCAGACCTGCTGTGTTGCACGGCATTGTGTCAACTACACAGGGTCTTGTGTTGTTTAGTCGTAGTCAGCAGTTCCTGTTGACTGCTGTAGACAACATCATGACACCTCGTACAGCAACCATCAGGACTATCTCTGCCTATGAGATGGACACTGAGGTTGACCCTGTTGACGTTGGTACAAACATCAACTTCATCAGTAAGACCAGTAGCTTTACTCGTGTCTTCTCCATGGTTACTCGTGGTCAGCAAGACAACCCCCAGGTGCTTGACCTAAGCAAAATTGTTAACGAGTACATCCCTAGCAATGTAGATACTTTATTTGCTAGCCCTCAAAACCAATTTATTGCAATGACTAGCCAGGCATCTGACAAGATGTTCCTATTTAGTTTTTACAATAATGGTGAAAAGAACTTACTTGAATCTTGGTATAGCTGGAAGATGCCTGGAAATATCCAGACAGCTGCTATCGACCAAGATGACATGTATGTTGTCACAAAACAGGCAAATCAATTTACACTTGGCAAAGCAACTATTAACCAAAGCCCCGACAGTGCGATCATTGTCAACAGCAATGGTTCTCG